GTATATGGATCTAGAATATCTCAGATATTCTAGATCCATATACTGATTGGTTTTTCGAACAAACAGATCAGGATCTAATTCTTGGACCATCTGACATGCAGAGAAATCGTCAGGGTGGACTTAATCATATTACGTCAACCGACGAACAATATATGAACCATGTCATTAGTAAGGGAAGATCTCACGTTGGATTCCCCGAAGTTGCATGGTGTACTGACCAAAATCAGGCGCATGGTCAACCATGGTTTCCTCTGAATTATGGAGAAAGGCAACAAAAAACTAATACAGAATTGATGTATTATCTTGGTGCAAAAAATAATGCTGTGTTTACATACTATCCTGAGAATGGATTTATGGGATGGCACAACAACTGGAATGCTGCAGGATATAATATTCTGCTGACATATAACAGCGAAGAAGATGCTGGATTTTTCAGATACCTAGATCCGACCACGAAAGAAGTTGTAACATTGATGGATCCGAAGGGATGGTCATGCAAAGTTGGATATTTCGGCGGAACTCATGATACTCCTGACAAAATCTTATATCACTGTTGTGCTAATACTTCCAAGAGACTAACACTTGGATATGTTGTTCCGCATTTGGAAATCTGGCGATCTATGATTGAAGATATTACTGGCGAGGATGCTTCTCACTTTGAGTGATCTTTTGACGCTCTTTATGTTTTGCTAGTAGTTCTTCGAGAATAGTTAAACTTTCGTGCATCGTTTCAATTGTATCTAACATCATTGGAACCGCAACTGATGCTTGGTGAATAATTGCCTGCTCGTAGTTTGCACGAGAAACAGTAGCAAGTTTAATTCTTCGGCGTCTAAAGTAATCTTTTATTTTACTAAGCAAAGAAGGTTTTCTTGCTTCGACCATATTCAACTGACTGCCTTTCTGGTCGGTTGCCTGTTGTCGCGCCTTCAAAATTTGTTCTTCTTTTATTTTTGCCGCTGCAGTATTTTCTCTGGCAAGTTTTTCATTTTCCTCTTTGAGGATTTGTAATTCTTCGACTAGTTTCGGATCTGTAACATGAACAGTTTCGATTACCTTCTCAATTACAACAGGTGGATTTTCTATAATCTCTTTTGCTTTAGCAATTGTTTCTGCTGCTACTTTCGATTCTTCTTCTATTGCAAGTTTTTGTCTCTGTATTTCTTCATGTTTTTCTTGTGCGATTCTTTCCCTATCAAGTTCTTCTTGAGAGGGTTCATTAATCTCAGCTTCGACGATTTCTTCCTGGAAGTTTCCATCGATCCATTCTTCCGCAACCACTTCCTCGGGCGGAGGTGACACTGATACTAATGGTTCTGGAATATAATCTTTCGGTGGCGGCGCGACGATCCTTGCCCTTGCCATATTAATTTACTCCCAATTCTATCATGCATTGATTGTCATATACTCTGCTGAATTTTAATTTTCGTTCATAACAAAACTCTGTAATTGCTGCTCTAACTCCAGGATGCATATGATTTTGTTTTGAAAAATCGTCCAAGAAAATTATACCATTTTCCTTTACAACATCAAGACTAGCGATTAAATCTGCCATCACACCCTCATAACTATGATCACCGTCAATATAGATCCAATCTAATTTCTCTCCAGTATATGCTGCGAACCATTCGCTAGATTTCATACGGTGGATAGTAACAGGCAGTTCTGCAAATTCTCTACAAATGCTTTCATATAGTTTGTCGTAAAATGTTTGGAAGTCTGCTGGATTATTAGATCCGACGATCTCGGAATATCGTTTTAGAATTCCTTCATAACCTAAATTCAACCAATCGGTAGTATTTTCATAAACAGAAATATCCCATGGATCAATCATGTGAAGATGTTTTGCTTTTGTCAACAAAACTTGGGACGATCTCGCTCGCCAAACTCCGATCTCTGCACCCAGAGAATTTCCTGGGATCCAATTAGCAGCCAATTTTACGATATCTGTATTTTTACCGAACATCATTTACTTAGTTCCTATTACCATAAAGCGATCGAAGTTTATTTTACCATCCCAACTATAATAGGACTGTTCAATCTGTCCTTCGTAGAGAACATTGGTAACTCCAACGTTTTCGATATGCTCTTCGATTGTTGGAACGCAATTGATACCATACATCTCCCTAAAAACATTTGACGATTGACAAGCAAAGATACAATCCTTGTTTGCTGTTGTCATTTTCTTTAGAGGATACATTGCCTCGCACCCAATTGAAATTACTACATCTGTTTCTAACACATTAATATCATGATACGCAAACGGAACATCCCAATTGATATGGTTGAGTTCAATTCCTTTCTCGTTATTATAGTAACGATTGAAAACCTTTGACAGTTCTAATGCATCGTTATCGACATCGATCAGATTTATTTTCTTGACACTTAGATTTTCACAAAGAAGCGGAACAAGGGGAAACCCTAACCAAGAATTTAGAATGGTTAGATTCAACTGCTCGGTTGATTCAATACATTTCTGTAGTTCTTCTACCATCCATATAGCAGCATCCATAGTATTTGGATTCATAGATTTACGAAAATCGTCATGCTTATACGGCATTTCGTGCGCGATCTTATCTAATCCGTCACCCCAGTTTCGGTAATTATTCAAGTAATTATAATTTAACATCTTGTGGTCTTTCCATTGAATCGTATAAACAAATAAGTGGTTCTTCGCGAAGGACTTGTTCCCGCACATCAATTGGCCATATGTATCCATAGTTGTAACTGTATACCCAACCATCGGGGAAAAAATTAATTTTTAATAGTTGCTCTCTCTTATGACCGAATAGATTATCAAGACCGCGATAATGAAAAAACATTTGATCTGGATAATCTGTAACAAACTTGGTAATCTTATTACCATCTAATCTGTCGTTCCATCTCAATACACTGGAATTTAGATCTGTATATGAACGAGGAATATCTTTTGTATCTCGTTTCATTTTTCTCATGTTGTGCCAGTGAGTGCGAACAAATGTCAATCCATCTTCTGGATCGTGGTCTACAATGCAATCGATATTGTTTTGAATGCCAATATCTAAATCAAGAAATAGTTTTTCTCCATATTGGGGTACAACTCTTCGATCAAACAAGTATAGTTTGTTCCACCACTTCTCATAGTAGTTGTCTTCAGGAAATGGAATTACAATTACGTCGGTATGTAATCCAATCGGGTGTTCGGTCAAACAGTAAAAGTTAAAATCAGTTGTTATATGTTCTCTACATTGTTCGAGAACACGATTAACATGTTCCGAATCATATTTAAATCCCCATTTTACCGTGTAAATATTAATCATCAAACGTTCCAATGCTCTAAAAGATCGAGGTCGACAAGCGACTCTTGTTTCACTTTGCCTCTGCGATTGTCTTGAAATGGAAGCAAGTCCACATTAAACACGCACAGGATACAATCTTTTCTATATATACCCACTTCAAGATCCCCTGAATCCCAGTCGCGTCCGCGATTGTATGAGTATGCAAAGGTATTGGGAAAATGTTTCCATAGAGGAGTATTGCTGAAATCCCCCCATCTCCAACTATGATAGTTGTCTGTTCCGTCGGTGAATGTAAACCAAATGCGTTCTTGGTGTTCTATCACATCCTGCCAAATACATTCGGTCTGATCATCTGACCACACCATGCAACTGCCATTAGTATATGCACCATGCGCTAACTTAAAGTTGCGAGACTTCATGGGTCTTGGATCTTGCCACCACGAACGTAACTTGGTAGGATTCTCTAAGTCATAGGTGATGATTGGCGACAAATCATTTTGAATGATAACATCAAGGTCGAAGAATACAAATCTTCCAGTAGGTTTATCTTCGGCGAAGTTATGGGTGTTAAAAATGAAAGTCTTTGGTCGATCCCAGCAACGTGCCATGCCGTATTTGAAATCCTCAGATCCAAACCAGTATTTCGGATGGATGTCGGGAATGTCTGGAAAGTCGATTACTTTAATCTCAGCGTCAAACCCTTCACTATTATCTGTGTAGCAATAGAAGTGAAACTCAAAATTATCTGGAGTATGCTTCTTTGCCATTCGATAAAGACGATTGACAAACTCAGCAGAATACTTTGTCCCCCATTTACAGCAGAGGTAATTAACTCTCATTGCCACAACCTAACGATATTTTCATCTAAACAATCAGATAATTCAATCTGTTCTTTTGCTGAGGGGTGAGGGACGTTATCAGTATTGAACAAACAGATCTTGGCATCTTTGCGAAACTTAAATCGTTCTATATCGTCGGGATGATGTTTACCACGATTCCACGAATAGATCCATCCGCCTGGAATATCCTTCCATAAATCTCTCTGCCTCCAGTAGTGATAATTGTCACTCCCCTTAAAGAAAGTTTTGAATACAGATTCAGAATTCTCTATAACATCTTCGTAGATATGTTCACATGATTTACCAGGCCATAGCATCATACTGGAGTTGAAAAAAGTTCCGCGAATATCAATAAACAATCTGTCGTGTTTCTGTGATTGTGGTTGCCACCGACATTGAATGATACGAGGTTTCTGCGCAAGTTCCAGAACATCGGTTATATCTTCTTGGATTACTACGTCAAGATCAAAATAGCACCAGTTACCTTCGTATCCCAACCAGTTGTGTGAATTAAATACTGAGAACTTTGCTCGATCGAAACAGAAGGTTTCTTTACCGAACCAATATTTTGGATGCAGGATACCATCGTCGGGTATTGGTGCAGTATCGCAAATTAAACCATCGGCATCATCAGTATAACACGTGAATGTAAACAGGTTGGTGTAGTTCTTCTTTACCATATTGTATAGATTATTTACATATTTTGCGGGATACTTATCACCCCACTTAATGCATACAAAGTTCATCATATTTTTTATCTGCTCCAGGAAACTGGTCTAGTCCATTTAATAATGCTATTGTGTAACTTGAACGATATACAAAAGATTTATTGTCGTCATCTATTTCATAGTAATCTGCACCATAAACAAACGAATAAATCTCGCCTTTCGGAAAATAATTAAATCTAAAATCTTCGTGCCATAAGAATCTATCGTCTCCAAAATACTTAACCATGAAGTAATCTGGATCTGATTGAAAGTGTTCCCATATATGTTTGGCAGTTCCATCTTTCCACATCATAACACTTGAGTTATAATTACTCAAGTAACGCATGTCATGGGTTTCACCAACATAATCTGGAAATTCTTTATTCTTCCAATAAGTATACGCTATTATTGGTTGGTTGTCAAGGTATTTCCACAAATGATCTAAATTATTTTGAATGCGAATGTCTAGATCCAAGTAAAGAACATCGCCCAAACCTCGTTGACTGAACAACCAAATCTTATACCAATGACCTTCTACATCATCTGGTAGAGGACAAGAAATAATAATAGGATCCAGACCAACTGGATCATCTGTGAAGCATAAATAGTTATACTTACGCTCGGTCGCTTCAACGATTTTATTTACATCGTCAGCGGAATATTTTGTGCCGTATTTAAGTGTCACTATTGTTTTCATAACGTTCTCGATTTTATAAATAGTACAGAATAATTTATAAGGGTTCTCCATGGCTGCAATTCAAAATCTATATATCGACCAAGGAACCACGTTTTCTTTGGCGATAACGGTGTCAGATCAATATGGCGAAGGTATGGATTTGACAAATTATACTGTTACATCACAGATGCGCAAGTCATACCAAAGTGCTACTGCGATAAATTTTACAACAGCAAAGACAACACCTTTAGATGGAATCTTAACAATTTCATTGACTGCAAATCAAACAAGCGCAATTTCATCTGGTCGTTATGTGTATGATATTGAAATTACAAGCAACGTAGAAACAGTTCGTGTTCTAGAAGGCATTGTTGTAATAAACCCAGAGGTGACAAGATGACAATAAACGTCTCAGTTGGTAATAAATCTACACCTAAAGTATCAGTAGGAATTTCAAATTCTATAAATACGAGTATAGTAAGTAAGAAAGTAGTTACACTAGAAACGCTAAGTGATGTTGATACTGACGCAGTACAGGATGGTTGGACCCTTGCATATAATGATACCACTAACAAGTGGGAGGCAGTAGATCCTGCTTCAGAATTGAATTTGGGAATAATAGACGGCGGAACATTTTAAATACTAACCAAATAATATCCAAAAAAGGAAACTGGCAATATGGCTACAATTATTCAAATTAAAAGAAGCTCAGGTTCAACTGCTCCAACAACAGCGGCTCTTCTAGAAGGGGAAATGGCATACGCACAAGACGCATCTGGTAACGGTGCTGGTGCAAAACTTTACATCGAATCAATCGAAGGCGCATCTGCCGCAATTCATGCTGTCGGTGGTAAGTATTTCACAGACAAGATTGATGCTCGTCTTATCGACGCAACAACAACAGTTGGTGGCAAAGCAACTTTTGCTGAAGGAACAAACAATGGTTCCAACAAAGTAACTTTGAAGGCACCAGATACACTTGCGGCGGATTACACACTTACCTTTCCTGCAAATGATGGTGATGACGGTCAGATTCTTACTACAAACGGTTCAGGCGTACTTTCATTCTCGGCACCTGCTTCCAGTTCGTTCACAATCAGCGACAACCAAGGAACTCCAAATACGGATTCCTTCTCGACTGGTGGAACTCTGACTTTTGCTGGTACTGCTGGTATCAAGACAACGATTTCAGACAATTCAGTAGGTATTGTTGTTGACGTAAACGGAACTACTGCAGTAGAGACTCTTGCTGATTCTGACGAATTCCTCGTTTATGATGCATCTGCGACTGCAAACCGTAAAGTAACTGCTGAAAATCTTGGCGATTACATCTATGCTGGTCTTTCAGGAGACATTACAGTAACTGAAGGTGGTGTTGTTTCGATTGCTGCTAACTCAGTTGCTCTTGGAACCGACACAACTGGTAACTATGTTGCTACTGTTGCTGGAACTGCAAACCAAGTTACTATCACAGGTTCAGGTTCTGAAGATGCTGCCGTAACGGTTGCTCTTACAAACGACGTTACTCTTGTTGGTGACCTCACAGTTGGTGGTAACGACATTAAGGCAAATGGCGGCACAACTTCTATCACTCTTTCGGGTGCAGATGTCGCCGTTGCTGGCGACTTAACAGTTACTGGTAATGACATTAAGTCATCTTCTGCTACTGCTATTACACTTGATGCTGCAAACGTTGCTGTTGCTGGCGATCTTACTGTAACTGGTAATGACATCAAGTCATCTACTGCTACTGCTCTTACACTTGACGGTGCGGATGTTGCAGTTGCTGGTGACCTAACAGTTACTGGAAATGATATCAAGTCGTCAGGCGGAACAACTGCTCTATCACTTTCGGGTGCTAACGTAACAGTTGCTGGTAACCTTACAGTTTCGGGAACAACAACTACTGTTAACTCGACAACTCTGACTGTTACCGATCCACTCGTATTTGTTGGTAACGACAATAACGCAACTGACGCAGTTGACATCGGTCTGTTCGGTATGTATGATACCAGTGGTACACAAGACCTTTACTCAGGTATCTTCCGCGATGCTACAGACGGTAAGTGGAGACTCTTTAAGGATTCGCAATCTGCTCCAACCACAACTGTTAACACAGCGGCAACTGGTTACACCATTGCTACTCTTGTTGCTAACCTTGAAGGCGGAACTATTTCTTCGCTTGCTTCGGCAATCAGCGTTCCAAACGGTGGTACTGGTGCGGCAACGTTTACTGCTAACGGTGTTATGTTCGGTAATGGTACTTCTGCACTCGGAGTTACCGCTGCGGGAACTGCGGATCAAGTTCTTCTATCTGGTGGTTCAGGCGCTGCTCCTTCGTTCGGCAATATCGACGGTGGAACATACTAATAAATAGATAAGAATGGGGTGGGACAATCCCACCCCAACTTTGTGGAGATAGATAATGGATCAAACAAAATTTATTAACTCGTATATTGCAAATCTTGCAGAACGACTGAAGGCATTAACACTTGATAATATCATGCTGAGTACGCAACTTACCATGGCAAATGAAGCGGTAGCAGATCTTACCCAGAAAAATCAAATTCTAGAACACCAAGCAAACCAACCAAAACCTGATGGTAGTTATGTTGATCTTGACGGTGGTCTGACGTTTGGCACTTCTGAGGAGTATTCTATCGGGGAAGAGGATTTAGATGTCGACAATAGTACAAATAAAAAGAAGTGAAACCGCCAGCGCAATACCCACATCGGGTCAACTTGCGATAGGCGAACTAGCTCTAAACTTAACAGACAAAAAGATATTCTCTAAGAAAACAGACGGAACCATCGTTTCTATCGGTGGTGTTGGAGTTGATGGTGGCGCTGGAACTACTTCGGTGGGCACAATTGCATTTTCTGATACTGCATTCAGCGATTTCGATGTAGACACAACCACAACTCCTGGAACAGCAATTGTTCGCCTCAATCAAATAACCGATCTTGACTATGGATTGATTACTGATGAAGTAGCAGCATATAATGCAGTTGATTATGGGAGCATCGCATAATGGCAGCAAGAGTCAAATTAAGAAGAGGTACTGCAGTACAGCACCAATCCTTTACTGGATCTGCTGCAGAAATTACCGTAGACACAACAAACAATTCGATAAGAGTGCATGACGGTTCCACTGCTGGTGGACATGAGTTGTTGAAAACCACTCTAGCAAACATAAAAGACGGGGCCATTCTTGATGGTGGAACATATACTGCCTAAATAGGGTGGACTAGGAGATACAAATGGCAACAATTTTACAACTTAGAAGAGGAACTACGGTCCAGCACTCAACCTTTACTGGTGCCGAGGGCGAAGTTACCGTAAATACAACAAAAGACACTATAGTAGTTCACGACGGTGTGGCTGCAGGAGGATTCGAAATTGTATCTCTGGCAGCGACTCAGACTCTAACTAACAAAACACTTACCAGTCCAACATTAACAACACCTGCTCTTGGTACTCCAGCATCTGGAACACTAACAAGTTGCACAGGTCTTCCGATCTCGACTGGTGTTTCTGGACTTGGTACTGGTGTAGCAACGTTTTTAGCAACACCCTCTAGTGCTAACCTTGCATCTGCCCTTACTGACGAAAGTGGTAGTAATACGGTTGCGTTTACCACAAGTCCAACGTTTGTAACGCCAACTCTTGGTGTAGCAAGTGCTACTACAATTAACAAAGTAACATTTACAGCTCCTGCAACTGGGTCAACTTTAACTGTTGCTGATGGAAAAACATTAACCGCAAGTAATACATTAACGCTCACTGGTACTGATGCTTCTTCTGTTGCGTTTGGTGCTGGTGGTACAGTTGCTTATACTGCAGATAAACTAAGTGCTTTCGCTGCGACTTCTTCTTCAGAACTTCTTGGTGTAATCAGTGATGAAACTGGTTCAGGTGCGTTGGTATTTGGCACAAGTCCTGCAATTACAACATCATTAACTACCCCAAGCACAACCTTTGCACTAGTTAATACTACAGCGACTACAGTAAACTTTGCTGGTGCGGCAACTACTCTTTCTATCGGTGCGGCCACTGGCACAACTACTGTTAATAATGCTCTAACTGTTGCTGGCGATCTCACGGTTTCTGGAACCACCACTACTGTTAATACCGAAACAATCAATCTTGCTGATAATGTTATTACTTTAAATAGTAATGAAGCAGGAACTCCTTCACAAAATGCTGGTATCGAAGTAGAACGTGGTACTTCCACTAACGTTGCTCTTCAATGGAATGAAACTACCGATGTTTGGGAATATACAGTAGACGGAACTAACTACATTCCAGTTGTTGGCACTACCGCAACCCAGACTCTAACCAATAAAACATTAACGACACCAGCACTGAATGGTGCGGTTGTAGATAATAATAATGCAGTTTCCGCTGCTGGTTCGACTCAAGCGGGTGCTACTGCTTTAACTGTAGATTATAACGTAGTTACTACAGTTGCTGCATCTACTGGAGTTAGACTCCCAACTGCCACTGCAGGACGTAGAATTGTAATTGTTAACAAGGGTGCAAACACTCTTAGCATCTATCCAGCAACTGGCGGAACAATCGACGCATTATCAGCAAACGCAGCAATTCAGGTCGCAGCAAATGGTTCAATTGAAATAATGGCATCATCATCTACACAGTGGTATTCTATCGCCCGTGTTGCAATTTTTGATTCCGCTGGGACTCTGCTTAACTAATGGGAACAATTGTTCAAATCAAAAGAAGTGAAACTGCCAATGCAATACCTTCTGTGGGTGATATTGCAGTGGGAGAACTTGCAGTAAATTTAGCAGATGGAATATTATACTCGAAAAAAACTGATGGTAGTATTATAGAAATTGGTAGCAATTTACCAGACGATTATTATCTCTCATCAAACCAAGATTTTGGTTTAATTACACAAAATGTGGATACCACGTTAAATTTAGGTGGTGTGGAGACTGAATCTTCTGCATCAAAAAGTCTTGGTGATATTAGCATGTACGTTGAATCTGTCGGTGTGCCTGCTTCATCCACATCAACTGGAATAGTAAATACTATTGCAATTGATACCAATTATCTCTACATCTGTGTTGCAACCGATACTTGGAAAAGAATTGCGCTCTCTTCTTGGTAATTATAAATAGTCCTAAAGAGGACATGATATGACGATTTCTACGAGACAAACATTAATAGATTACTGTCTCCGCAGACTAGGGTTCCCAGTAATTGAAATCAACGTAGACGAAGATCAGGTTTCTGATCGCGTTGATGATGCATTGCAGTATTTTCAAGAATATCATTTCGATGGTGTCGAGAGAACTTATCTGAAGCACCAAATTACAGGCAACACTCTTAAATTCAGCGGACTAAGTTCCCCGTCATTTAATCTCGGCGAAAAACTCGTTGGTGGAACATCAGGTGCATCTTGTACTTTAGTTTCATTAAGTGGCACAACTGCTACAGTTGGTGCGACATCTGGTGTATTCCAAGCAAGTGAAAACGTAACTGGAGAGATTTCTGGATTTACTCGTACGCTTGCATCTTCTCTGTTTTATACTGCTGGGGATTTAGATAACCAGTATATTCCCATTCCAGACGCAGTAATTGGTATCATCAAGATGTTCAATTTTAATGCTCCGAGCGATGGTATGGAAAATCCAAATAACATGTTCAACTTGGTCTATCAGTTTAGACTTAACGACATGTATAATCTTTTGGCAGCAGACCTTATCTATTACGCACAAGTTAAAACAACTTTGCAAATGTATGACCAGATTTTTCCTGGAATGCGTTCGATTAGGTTTAACAGAAAAACAGATAAACTTTACATCGATGTAAATTGGAGCGAAACTTTCCAAGTCGGTGATTACATTATTGTTGAATGCTATCGCATTTTAGATCCAACAGAATATACTAAAGTCTATAACGACATGTTCTTAAAGATGTATACCACTGCATTGATCAAACGTCAATGGGGTGAGAACATGAAGAAGTTTGGAGGAATCCAACTTCCAGGTGGTGTTACTCTTAATGGTCAACAAGTTTATGATGAAGCAGTCGATGAGATTAAACAAATCGAATCTGAAATGCAATTGAAGTCGGAACTCCCTGTCGATTTTTATACAGGATAAGAGATGCCAACGAATTTTTACTTTCAATCTGGCAATACCTCGGGAACAACAAACGAACAGCGTTTGGTGGAGGATCTTGTCATTGAAAGTCTTAAGATTTATGGACACGACGTTTACTATCTTCCAAGAACTATTGCTAACCAAGATCCAATTTTCGGCGAAGATCCTCTATCATACTTCAGTCAATTCTATCCTCTGGAAATGTATCTAGAGAACGTAGAAGGTTTTGAGGGCGAAGGCGATCTGTTCACTAAGTTCGGGTTTGAGTTTAGAGCATCAGCAACCTTCGTAGTTTCTAAGAGACGCTGGGAAGAATCTGTAGCGAATAACGCTGACGATCTGCAACTGGAAACAAGACCATCAGAAGGCGATATTCTTTATTTTCCAAAGACCAAGACGTTCTTTGAAATTAAGTATGTTGACTTTCTTAATCCGTTCTATCAACTCGGTAAGATTAACATATTCAAACTGAAGTGTGAAGTCTTTGAATATAGTTCTGAGAGATTTATTACTGGGAATGCAGAAATCGATGTTATCGATGATAAGTCAGAAGATCAGTATGCATACCAGTTCTTGCTAGAAGGTAGTGGAAATCTATTGTTAGACTCTGGTGATTCTCTGATCTTGGCAGGATATTCTATATCCGAAATTGATCCACTGGCAAACAATGAAGACTTTGATGATATTGCATACGCAGATGGAATTATAGACTTTACGTCTATCAATCCATTCGGTGAAGTGTTGGTGAGGAACTAATGTTCGCAGGTAAATTTTTCTATCACTCGCATATTCGTAAAGCGATTATTGCCTTTGGTACCATCTTCAACAACATTGTTGTCCAGCGCAAAAACTCTGAAGGAGAATATGTGCAGAGTCTGCGTGTTCCGCTGGCATATTCAACTAAGCAGAAATTTCTTGCTCGTATTGCCTCGATTCCTACAACCGATCCAGCAAGCACAGCAATTACACTACCAAGAATTGGGTTTGAAATCACTGGACTCAATTACAATCCAACTCGTAAGATTAACGTGCTGACAAAAAACATTGCAGTAGGTTCAGGCGACGATACAAATAAGTTGCGCAGTCAGTTTACAAGCACTCCATATGACATGTCGATTTCTCTTTACGTTTTCGCAAAGAACCAAGATGATGGATTGCAAATTATTGAACAGATTCTACCATTCTTCAATCCAGATTTTTGTGTTACAATTAATGATGTTCCCGAGATGGGTATTAAGCGCGACTTGCAAATAACGATGGAGGGAATCGATTATGAAGATCAATACGAAGGCGATTATACTCAGAGACAGTCAGTTATCTGGACTTTGAATTTCAAACTTGGATTGAATTTCTATGGACCAGTCGAACTACAAGGTATCATTAGAACTGCAATTGCAAATACCTACGCAAATGATACGGTTGATATCAACAATGGACAAAGATATACAGTGACAACAACACCTTCCGACGTAACACCAGAAATTGGTGCGTGGGACTATGTGGAGACATTTGATGAGTTCTTCGAATAACTATGAAAAACTAGATGAGATTTTTGGGACTCAGTCTGCGCCAATATCTACCGCAGTAGTCATCCCACCTGCTCAACCAATTCAAGTTCCCGTTGCGTACATACCCACGGGTGACGATATCGAAGACGATTATCAAATTGCTCGTCGGAAACTTAATACTCTTATCGACAAAAGTCAACAAGCACTCGATGGAATGCTAGGTGTTGCTCTTGCCAGCGACAGTCCTCGTGCCTATGAAGTTGTTGGGCAGTTGATTAAAACCACAGGCGACACTGCCAAAGATCTATTAGATCTTCAGGCAAGGAAAAAGAAATTGCGCGAAGAGCAACCGTCAAAGGGTAATATCGAGACCCAGAATAATATTGTCTTTGCTGGATCCACATCAGATCTTTTGAAAGCATTAAAGGCAGAGAAGGCAAAAATAATTGACCATGAATGAAGAAGAATCCTCATACCACGGTAATATTAATTTAAAACCGATCGGGCACAAACATAGTTTTACAATGGAGCAATTGGCCGAACTCGAGTTGTGCCAAGAGGATCCTATTTACTTTATTGAGAACTATTGTCAAATCGTTACTCTCGATCACGGTCTTCAGTTATTCAAACTCTATGATTGCCAGAAGCGCAAAGTCGCTCATATTCTGGACAATCGTAAAGCGATTCTTATGGAGGGTCGTCAGCAAGGTAAGACTATTACTTCCGCTGCGTGTATCCTCTGGTATACACTTTTCCAAGAATCCAAAACTGTTGCTATAATGGCAAACAAAACCTCTGCTGCCAGAGAAGTTATGTCTCGTTATCAAGGCATGTATGAAAACTTGCCGCTCTGGATGCAACAAGGTGTAAAGACTTGGAACAAGGGTGACATTGAATTAGAAAACGGATCGAAAGTATTTACCTCCGCGACAACTACCAGTGGTATTCGTGGTAAGTCTGTTAACTGGTTGTATATCGACGAAGCGGCAATTATTCCAAACACAGTTGCTGAGCAGTTCTTCGCTTCAGTTTATCCTACAATTTCTGCTGGTCAAACGACTAAGATCCTTCTGACCTCAACACCTCTGGGATATAACCACTTCTGGAAATTCTGGAACGAAGCAGAAAAAGGTGCAAATGGTTTTGTGCCTATGTTCATTCCATACACTGAAATTCCAGGACGCGATGACGCATGGGCAGAAGAACAACTAAGACTACTTGGTGAATTGAAATTCAATCAAGAAGTTATGTGTAACTTCCTCGGTTCGAGCAATACACTTATTAACTCCAAAACTCTCGCTAATATGAGTTCTATTGATCCAGTCTATACCAAGGATGGACTGGATATCTTCGAAGAACCTATGCCAGACCGAGCATATGCAATGACGGTTGATACTGCTAGAGGTATTGGGGGAGACTACTCCACTGCAGTGGTAATCGACGTTACTACTGTTCCGTATAAAATGGTAGCGAAGTATCGTGATAATAAGATTGCTCCGCTGCTGTTTCCTAATATTATAAATAAAGTAGCGAGAGATTATAATTCCGCACACGTATTGATTGAAGTTAATGATATTGGGCAGCAAGTCGCTGATATTTTACACAGCGACTTAGAATATGATAATATTCTTACCACTGCTCGAGATGCGAACAAACAATACTTGTCTCCTGGATTTGGCAGAACGACAACCTTTGGTGTCAAAATGTCAAAGCAGGTCAAACGACAGGGTTGTTTTACGTTTAAGTCGTTATTAGAAGAAATGAAACTACAAATTTTTGATGCTGATACCATCAGTGAATTGTCAACGTTTATTGAAAAAGCAGGATCGTATCAAGCAGACGAAGGTTATCATGACGACTTAGCAATGTGTCTAGTACTGTTCGGATGGTTAACCACAAATACTTATTTTAAAGACTTGACTGATATAGATATTCGTGAAAAATTATATGACACCCAAATGAGACAAATTGAAGAAGAACTTACTCCCTTTGGTATTATTGTTAGTGGACGAGAAGAAGAAGCGTTTATTGCTGGGGGTGATTATTGGAAAGTCGATACGACGTATCGATAACACAAAATACACGAGTTATAAATAAGAAACAAGATGAAACTGATCATTTTAACACAAGGAGAATAAAAACATGGCTTTTCAGTTATCGCCTGGAGTCCTAGTTACAGAACAAGACCTTACTAATGTTGTCCCAGCAGTTTCGACTTCTGTTGGCGCATTTGTAGGTAATTTCAATTGGGGACCAGCGGAAGAAATCGTTACTGTTGCATCCGAGAACGAACTTGTACTCAAGTTTGGTGGACCAACCTCAACCAATGTAGTAGACTTCTATTCTGCTGCAAACTACCTCGCATATACCAACAACCTCAAACTCGTTCGCGCATGTGGAACAGCAGCAAGAAACGCTACTGGCGCTGCGGGTCATGCACTTTATATTCCAAACGAAGACGTCTATGAAAACAGTTTCAGTGATGGTTCTCAAACTGCACATTATGCTGCAAAATATCCTGGGTCAAAAGGCAACGGTCTCATTGTTTCACTCTGTGACTCAACAGGATTTGATACATGGGATTATGCTTCGGGATTTGCTGGAGCCCCAGCAACTTCTACTTATGCTGCTGCTCTGGGCGCATCATTAGATGAAGTTCACGTAATTGTAGTCGACGGTCTTGGAAAGTTTACTGGAACTGCAGGAACAGTTCTTGAGAAGTTCGCAAACTTATCAGTTGCTTCTGATGCAAAAGGTAGTGATGGCGGATCAATCTATTATAAAAATGTAATCAATGCCCAGTCAAGGTATGCTTGGTGGTTAAAACATCCAGACAATGCTGGTGCAGCAAAAGGTTGGGGATCTGCTGCCAGTGCTGGCGCTTATCACTTTATTACTGCTACAGGTGAGCATACGTCCACCTTCGTGGGTGGTGTTGATGCTACTCCTGCAACTGGCAATCTTACTGCTGGATATGCACTGTTTGTTGATAAAGAACAAGTAGATATCTCTCTGGTAATTACTGGTGGTCATGTTGCTGCTGTTCAACAGTATGCGATTGATACACTTTCACTTGGTCGCCAAGATTGCGTTACGTTTGTTTCCCCTGCTCTTGCTGATGTTAAGAACAATGCAGGCGACGAGATCACAGATGTCGTTGATTACTTTAAAACAGATCTAAATCGTTTTAGTTCATATGTTGTTGCCGACTCGGGTTGGAAGCGTCAATACGATCGTTACAATGACGTATATGTCAACGTTCCTTTGAACCCTGACATCGCTGGTCTTTGTGCTCGTACTGACAATACCAATGATCCTTGGTTCTCACCTGCTGGTCTAACTCGTGGTGCGATTAAGAACGTTGTTAAACTTCTTTGGACTCCAAACCAAGCAGAGCGTGACGAACTTTATAAGAATGGTATCAACCCTGTTGCTAATCTTCCAGGAAATGGTATTGTTCTCTATGGTGACAAGACACTTATTGCGAAACCATCAGCGTTTGATCGTATCAATGTTCGTCGTCTGTTTATCGTTCTTGAAAAAGCAATTTCGACTGCTGCTAAATTCCAGTTGTTCGAATTCAATGACGTGTTCACTCGCGCTCAGTTCAAGTCGATTGTAGAACCATTCCTCCGCGATGTTCGCGGTCGTCGTGGTATCTTTGACTTCCGTGTGGTTTGCGACGAAACGAATAACACTGGCGAAGTAGTTGACCGTAACGAATTCGTTGCTGACATCTTTATCAAACCAGCAAAATCGATTAACTTCGTCAAATTGAATTTCATCGCTACGAGAACTTCGATTTCGTTTGAAGAAGTCGGCGCATAACCCTATAAATAAGAAAAAGATTAGGAGAATCTAATATGGATATTTCAAGATTTAAGGGGTTTCTGGGTGCTGGCGGTGCAAGACCAAATCAATTCCAAGTAACACTTGGTTTCCCATCACTAATTGGTGGTGTTGGAGAAAAGACTATTTTGGTTACTGGTGCTTCACTTCCCGCATCTAACGTAAACCCAACTCTACTTCAGTATCGTGGTCGCGAAGTTAAACTCGCTGGTGAGCGTATCTTCGACCCATTTACAATTACCATTGTAAACGATACAGAATTTTCACTTCGTCGTCCAATCGAAAGATGGATGAATTTGATGAATAATTTAGAATTTAACACAGGTAATACTACACCACGCGATTACCAAGCACAAATTACAGTTGCGCATCTTGATCGCAATGATAAAACTCTTCAAACATACATACTGGTGGATGCATTCCCGATCAATATGTCAGAAATTGCTCTGCAATATGGTCAGAACGATGTTGTCGAAGAGTTCACAGTAACATTCCAGTATCAGTACTACACCACCTTTGCTGGTGAACGTCCTGGTGAAACTGTTGCGTAATAATATAAAGTAAAATTGAATTATGGAAATTTTTGGTTATAAAGTTGAAAAATCTAAGGCGGCACCGACGGAAAAATCGTTTGTGCCGCCGACGGACGATGGAGGTTCTGATGTCATTAAGGCAGGTGGTTATTTTGGCACCTATCTTGACTTAGAAGGAACTGCCAACACCGAGGCAGAACTTATTAAAAAGTATCGCGACATTGCCTTTATGGCAGATGTCGATTCTGCCATTGATGATATCGTGAATGATTCTATTTCAAACCTTGACGATGAGCGTCCTGTAGAAATTAATCTTGATAATGTCAAACTATCTGATCCAATTAAGAAAAAGATTGAACAAGAGTTCGAAACAATTCTGGATCTATTAGAGTTTAATCTGAGAGCACAAGACTATTATCGTCGTTGGTATATTGATGGTAGAATTTATTTCCACAAAGTAATTGATACGGCAAAACCTAAAAATGGTATTACCGATGTTCGCTTTATCGATCCTCGTAAGATTAAAAAAGTCCGTGAGATCTTTAAAGAAAAAGATGAAAAATCAGGTGTTGAGTTCATCAAGAAGATCGAAGAATACTTTGTGTATAATGAACGTGGCATTGTTCTAGATAAAGCGCATACTGCTTCTCCTGGATCTGCTGCAACAATGAAGGTTACTAGAGATGCGATTTGCTATGTTCCTTCTGGTCTGAGTGATCAGGATAAGAACATTCCATTGTCGTATCTGCATAAAGCGATCCGTCCCGCCAATCAGTTGCGCATGATGGAAAACGCTGCAGTAATCTATAGAATTTCGAGAGCACCAGAACGTCGCGTATTCTATGTTGACGTCGGTAATCTCCCAAAGATTAAAGCGGAACAATATCTCCAAGGCATTATGAATCAGTATAGAAATAAACTGGTATATGATGGTAACACTGGAGAGATTCGCGATGACAAAAAGTTTATGTCAATGCTAGAAGACTTCTGGTTGCCTCGCCGCGAAGGTGGACGTGGTACTCAGATTGAAACTCTTCCAGGTGGTCAGAGTCTCGGTGAAATCGGAGACATTGATTACTTCCAGAAGAAACTATTTCAAGCATTGAACGTTCCAATTTCAAGAATGCAACAGCAGTCTGGATTAAACTTCGGTCGTGCTGCTGAAATTAACCGTGATGAGTGGAAGTTTACTAAGTTTATTGCTAAACTTCGTCGTCGTTTCTCTCTTCTGTTCGATGATCTTCTTAAGACTCAGTTAATTATCAAAGGTATTATTACTGAAGCAGACTGGAATCTGATCAGAAACAATATTGAATACAAATATGCTACTGATGCATATTATACTGAATCTAAAGAGCAGCAAATTATACAATCTCGTGTTGAGATTCTTAATGGGGTAGCAAATTATATCGGTACGTTATACAGTAAAGTATATATCCAAAAGAATATTCTTAAACTGACAGATGACGATATTGCACAAATTGAATTAGATAATTCGGCAGACCCAGTTCAATTAGAACCTGGAGTTCAACCACCACCAGATGAAGGACAATAATAATGGACAATACTGAGGTAATTAAAAGTTTAATAAATAACATTGAAATGGGTAATATGACCGATGCAGGCGATGATTTCAACGCTGCGTTAGATTTAAAACTTGCAGATATTCTTTCTGCTCGTCAAGAAGAAATGGCAACCGCTGTTTTTAATTCGAGCGATGAAACAGAAACAGAAGGGGAAACCGATGAAGACGTATAAAGAATTAATCGAACAGATCAATAAAACTCTGTATTTATCCGAGGGTCCAACCCATTTAGAGTATGGTGGATATGTTGGTAAAAAAGAGTATACCGTAAAAGTACCACAGCACAAAGAGTTGGGTGATTATTCTGATAAGGGTCTTCATCGTAAGATCAGTAAAGAAAACCCCCATTTACATCACCATGAAGTTACTGCAATCGTAAATTCTGGCGGAGAAGAAGAATCTCATGAGAAAGTTGAACATGAGGGAAAAACTCATACACATCATGTGATTAATTACCAAGAACCTCGCCATTTATATAATGAAGAATTCGAAGATCTCGACGAAGCGAATGAAAACTTTGATTCGAACTCTAAAGCACACCAAGCTGCAAAAAAAGCAGCAAAGGGGTGGAGGGGTGTGTCTAAAGCAACATATCACCCTGATGGTTCAGCAACGATTCACACTAAAGAAGTAACGAAAAATCGTCATGGGAAACATGGACATTATTCGGGTCTTGAAACAACGCATTCACATTGGGCGGTTAGTGCACATTTAAGAGACGCTGGTGGTGAGTGGGGTCATTCAAGAGATGACCTCGATAATCACAAACAAAAAATTGACGGTCTTCACTGGAAAGTTAAAGGCAAAATAGTCAGAGGTGTTGGTCGCACGCACGAAATTCATATCCATGAAGGGGTTGAAGGTCTTGACGAACTTAGCAGAGAAACTGTGCGCACCTATTACAACAAGGCTATCGCACAAGGCAAACCGATTGCTGATAAAATGAAGGTTGGTGGCGGCGACTGGTCTAAAGATGGTCAAGACACAAAGACTTTGAAGAAGCGTGGCGCTGGAGTTACAATGGCATTAAAGCGTCGCCGTGGCGAAGTTAAGATGTCTGAAGAATTCGATTTCGATTTATTCGAATCAATTATGCTAGGCGAAGGTGATCTATCCATTCGCACTTTGTATAACAAATATGCAGATCATGCTCTTGGTGCGGGAGATAAACCAGAACCTAAGAAAGCTGCTGCGGTCAAGAAAGCAATTGTCAAGGTCCATGGTGCCACTGTTATGGGTCATCTAGAAAAAGCCAAGAATGCTGCTGCCAAAAATGATCAAGATTCAGAAAGCAATCATTTTAACAATGCTAGAAATTCAGCAAAAACAGACACTATGAGTGCAACTGTTGGCAAGAATCGTTCTTCTATGCGTAAAGAAGAAGTCGATCTAGAAGAAGGTCGTATGAAAGATCTGGCGATGGACATGGAATCATTGTCACATGCAGATTTTAAAAGAAAACATAGAAGAACAAAGCAACAAATGCAAGATGCGTTAAAGTCTGAAGAACTAAAGGGCAATCAACATAAGATTGATGCCAATAAGAATGGTAAGGTTGACGGTCACGATTTTAAGATCCTTCGTAATCAGAAAAAAGCAAGATACCAGTAAGGAATATTAGATGGCAACTAAGGCGGTTCTAAAACTAACACAGGTTCATGGTGTGGTGAAAGTGCGTGGCACGGGATCCGCTACCATCGCGCTTGCCACCGATCTGAAGAAAACTTCAGAAACTCAATCTTCACCAAAGGCGAACATTCGTACTTTGCATTGGGCACTGGCAGTAGACACTACAGCAACAATTACCCGTAATAGCACAGTTCTATATTATTTGTCGGGTAGTGGTAAGATGGAATTCATGGGTTGGTCTGATAACGAAGAAAACGGTTCAGACATCGTTGTAGATTTCTCGTCAGGTACTGGTTCAGTAGTATTAGAACTTGCTAAGGTTTCTGGATATGGTTCGCAACAACATCAGAACCAAGGAGATCTAGGATAATGAAATTAATTACTGAAGTAAACGACAACGTTCGTTATATCACTGAAGAAAAAGACGGCAAGAAATCCCTCTTCATTGAAGGTGTTTTCTTACAATCAAATCTCAAGAATCGCAATGGGCGTATGTATCCTGCTGAGATTATGGAAAAAGAAGTTCAGCGTTATATGACGGAAGCAGTGGAGAACAAGAGAGCATTCGGCGAACTTGGTCACCCAGATGGTCCGTCAATCAACCTTGACCGTGTATCTCATATCGTTACCGAACTCTATAGAGATGGCGATAACTGGATGGGTAAGGCGAAGATCACTGATACTCCCATGGGAAATATTGCTCGTGGTCTGATTGAATCAGGTGGTCAACTTGGTGTTTCTTCAAGAGGACTTGGTACTCTGAAAGAGAATAGAGATGGAGTCCAGATCGTTCAAGACGATTTCCATCTTGCAACCGCAGCAGATATTGTTGCGGATCCTTCTGCTCCTGATGCTTTCGTAAGAGGGATTATGGAAAATAAAGAATGGGTGATTGTTAACGGTCTATGGACCGAACAAACAAATGACATGGCGAAAAAGGTCATCAAGAAGGCAAGCAAAAAGCAACTCGAAGAAGCAAAAATGGTAGTTTTTGAGAATTTCCTCAATAGACTTGCAAAGATTTAAAGT